GGAGATCAGGACAGTTCGTTTTTCGACATCCCACTTCTCGGAGGCAAAATATGAAACTAAGCAAAAAACATAAAGCAGCAATCAAATCTTACCTGCGAGCAGTAGCAGCATCTGGACTTACAGTTGCCCTAGCAATTGCTGGAGATATGAAGCCAGAATACGCAGTATTGCTTGGCGCACTTGTCGCACCGCTAGTCAAGGCATTAGATCCAAAAGAATTCGAATACGGGATAACGACTAAACTATGAGCGATTCAGACCTACTAACCTTTTATTTTGCAAGTTTGGCTGTTATCGGTGGTCTTGCAGCATTTGTGATCACTCATTTACTTAATGAAATTAAGGCACTTCACCAGCGTGTCGATGAAATCTATAACATCCTTTTAGAGCGATAATTTAAAACATGGCAGCCAAAAAGAAGCCAGTCAAACATGTTCGCAGAAGCGTGGCTCGTACAGAAACGACTGCGTTGGACATGCATGCCATTGCGTTGCACTGTTGGTATCAGTCGCTTCGCCGGGCTGGTTTTAGCGTCGAAATTGCATTGGGTTTAATGGACAACAAAAACAGTATGCCTGAGTGGTTAATCCCTACAACAGCCGATACTGACATTACACCTTTTCAAGACGACGATGAAGATGAGGACTAAATAACTGAAGCGATACTTAGTGATCTCAGATTTGCAAATTCCTCTGCACCATGAGGTAGCAACGAAGAACGTAATTAAGTTAGCAAGACGGGAGAAGTTTGATAGTGTATTGGTGGTCGGCGATGAAATCGATTTTCAAACAATTTCAAAATGGAGCGAAGGCACACCTCTCGCTTATGAACAAACTCTGCACGCAGATCGTAAACTTACTCAGTCGATTCTTTGGGATCTCACCGAGAATGCTCGAGAGGCTCATATTGTCCGTTCTAATCATACTGATCGCCTATACAACACTTTACTAAAAGTGCCGGGGCTGATGAGCCTACCTGAATTACAGTACGAAAAGTTTATGGATTTTTCTACTATGGGCATAGATTTCCACAAAACCTTTTATGAATTTGAAAAGGGTTGGATCTTGGCACATGGCGATGAAGGCAATACAAACCCCAACCCAGGCTTAACTGCCCTAAATCTGGCCAAGAAGGCTGGTAAGAGCGTTGTTTGTGGTCATACCCATAAGTTAGGGCTAAGTGCCTATACAGAGGGCGTAGGAGCCAATTACAGGACGATTTGGGGTATTGAAACAGGTAACCTCATGAATAAATCTAAAGCCAATTATGTACGAGGTATTGCTAACTGGCAGATGGGCATAGTAATCCTAGACTGGGATGGCAAGAACATGACCCCACACATGATTCCAATTAACAAGGATGGCTCATTTACGGCTTTAGGTAAATCTTATGTCTAGGCAAACAGACTACAAAGAGCGCACAATTGATGATGCAGTTGATGTTATTGATAACAGTATTGTTATATAACACGCCGACATTTTATTTGCAACCTGACTTTACTTAGAGGATTATTGACTTATCGGAACTCAATCGATCCGATAGGGAGCAAACTATGAAATGTCCGAAGTGTGGAACACAACCGCATACACCAATACAAATTGCAAAAAAAGGTATGTGTCGTTGGTGTGAAAAACAAATAAAGGGAGGAAACAAATGAGCAATATAAGTGATCAAATGGCGGTAGCAATCGTCATTTTTAGCACCTTTGCGGTTTTCTTATTTATGGCTTGGCGGGAAGATCGTAATAATAGATTATGGGATGAAGCATGGCGTGCTGGCTATGAACAAGGCATGAAAGTAGTACGCAGCAATGTCCGCTAATCGTGAATCTATCTTTGATGAAGCAAGATTATTACAACAAGATCGAGGTCGAATTTATGGATCTCCTTATACCAACCACAAGCGAATTGCAGAGTTATGGTCAGGATTGCTTGAGATCCCAATTACTGCACACCAAGTTGTCCTTTGCATGGCATCAGTCAAGTTGGCTAGGTTGGTTGAAACACCCACACATCACGACAGTGTTGTCGATGCAGTTGCATACTTGGCATTCTACGAAGATGTCCTACGTGCGCAATTAGACGATGATTACGAAAAATTCTAATCGGAGTGTTTGGTGTGATTACTGTAAAGCGCAGTATGGAGCGCATACAATCAAAGGTCAAAACCCTGCTACCTGGATCAGTAAAGGTTCAAACGGGGTCGAGAGAACGTACTGCGACAAATGCCGACACTACGTGGAGGCTTGGCATGATGGGAGCACTTGGGATCTTCGTGCACAACAGGAATACCGACAAGGAAAACAGGAGATAGATTATGGCTTTTAATTTGGAGGATTATGAAACAGTCGAAGAAAGATTATCGAAGTTCTGGAAAGACTGCCCGGACGGCAGGATCGAAACCGAGCGAGTTGTCGCCGATAACGCTCCGAGCGATGAATATGTATTTGTGGCTCGGCTATTTAGAACTGAGGCTGATTCACATCCAGTATCGACTGGGTGGGCGAGTGAAACGAAAACAACTACAGGTTTTAATAAATTTGCTTGCGAGTTGTCTGAGAGTTCTGCGCTTGGTCGTGCGCTCGCTAACTGGACTTACGCCAAAAAAGGTGCAAGACCATCTCAAGTGGAAATGGAACGAGTAGCCAAAGGCAATCAAGAATACACAAAACCAACATACGGAGCACCTGGAACAAGGACTGCAGCAGTAGTTGATGTTCTACGCAATACCGATTGGTCAGCACCTAAACTAGAAGATCCGGCACCTATTGCCTGGTCAGTCGATGATGTTGCCAAAGAGTTAAATGCCGAGAAGGTAGGCGAATCCTTTGATTGTAAGCATGGTCAAATGCTACGCAAAGAGGGAACGAGCAAAACGGGTCGGCCATTCCTGGGATACGTATGTGTTGAGAAAAGCAAGGCAGATCAATGCGCACCTTACTGGGCTAAAACGACAAGTAATGGCAAGTTCTATTTCCCAGATCCAGATAAGGACAAATAAATGGGCGAGTTAGAAATAATCCAAGAAGGTCGCTTACGCATTAAGTTTCACTCAGATGGCACAGTTGTGCCGGATGTAGTGCCGCTAAATGAGTGTTGCGATATGTGTAATGATCCCAGGATGGTGCATGTTGAGGGATTGCTTAAATGCGTAGGTTGTGGAGTAATTAACAGAATCGATTACGGGCATCATGCCTAAATTCAGCAGAAGTCGAGAAGGCTATAAAGAAAACAATGATTACTACACTCCTCAATGGGTATTCCAGGCACTAAATGCCAGATTTGATTTAGATGTTTGCGCTCCTACGGGTGGCGTATCTTGGATACCAGCAGATGCGCATTACGATATTGAAATCAATGGATTAAAACAAGATTGGTTTGGATTTGTATGGTGTAATCCGCCTTACAGTAATCCAACACCATTTATTGATAAATTCATGGATCATGGTAATGGCATTATGTTGGTGCAAATATCCAAATCTAATGCATTTTTAAGATTGTGGAATGAGGCCGATAGCATAATGATGCTTCCTAGAAATATCATGTTCGAGCACAAAGATCATGGTAAGAAAGGCATATTCATGCCAGTTGGCCTATTTGGTATGGGTATTAAAGCAAAAGATCACATGGAAAATGCAAAGATAAACAGAGTGCGCTAATGCCTAAATACGATTATGAATGTCCAGGCGAAGAGGTTATCGTGGAGTTTGACCTAACATTCGACCATGAGGCTCCTGCTTGCACAACATGTGGAGCGAAGATGCGCAGAGTGTTCACTGCAACACCTGCCATCTTTAAAGGTAAAGGTTGGGGATCAAAGCCATGATTGAAGCGGCGGTAATGAAATGTAACGCCTGTAAGAAACCAACTATATTTGAGATTGAATATGGGTGGGATACAGTGCCAGGAGTAGTTATCGCTGAATGCCAAAAATGCTATCGAAAAGGTGCAAGGCTAGAGGAGGACATTATGGATAAACAGGTAGAGAGATGCCAGTTATGCGGTGGATGGAAATTAGATACAAACAAATGCGGTGCATGTAAACAGTAACGCCACGCCGTCTGACCTGGGCTTTTAGTGAAAGGACTTGACTGTATATGATAACCTTTAGAAGACATTCGCCTCAAGGGCGAAAAGGCGAGCCCCGTAGGGGATGGCTCGCAAGGTGTCACCTAATTGGGATACTCATAATTGTGAGCCAATTACTAGCCTTAGAGCCAGCACAAGCAGCAAATAAAAACATCTATAAGCAGTACGCATTCATGCAGTTAA